GCCAAAACATCGATTTCTTGTTTGCCGCAAAGTTGGCAAGACTTTACGGGACAGTTGTTTTCGTCAGCTCATCGCCCAAATACGGGAATATTACCCCGATTTGAAATTCAAAGCTAACCAGTCGGATATGCGTATCACTTTCCCGGAAAGTGAAAGTGAAATCCTTTTTTCCGGTCTGGATGATGTGGAAAAACTGAAATCCATTTTTAACATTACCGGCATATGGATTGAGGAGGCCAGCGAGTTGCTAGAAAGTGACTTTAATCAGCTGGATATTCGTTTACGCGGGGAAACGCCTTTCTACAAACAGATCATCTTAACATTCAATCCCATTAACATTCTCCATTGGCTGAAAACGCGGTTTTTTGACCTTCGGCCAGATAATGCGATGATTCACGAAAGCACTTACAAAGACAACCGTTTTTTAGATGATGGGGCTAAAAAAGTACTGGAAGATTTTCGAGAGATCGATGCATATTATTATGCCGTTTACTGTCTTGGCGAATGGGGTGTGACGGGAAGAACCGTATTTCCGGGAAAAGCTGTTACAGAGAGGTTGCAGCAAATCAAAGAACCTTTGAAAAAAGGGTATTTTGAATACGACTTTGATGGTGCAAAGATCAGCAATATTCGCTTCATTGAAGAGGAGAACGGTTTTATTGCCCTTTATGCCTTGCCGGAAGTAGGGCGGCCATATGTGATTGGCGGCGACCCTGCCGGAGACGGCAGTGATAGCTTTATTTTACAATGTATTGACAATATTGGGATGCAACAAGCAGCAACCTTTAAAAAACAGAGAATTGATGAAGATATCTATGCCCAGCAAGCGTACTGTCTCGGCGCTTACTATAATAATGCGTTATTGGCGTTGGAAACGAACTGGAGTACTTATCCTGTTTTGGAATTGGAGCGTCTTCATTATCCGAAACAGTATGTAAGAGAGTCCTTCGATAATTATACCCATGCGGTGCGGAGTTCTTTCGGTTTCCGCACTGATGCTAAAACGCGGCCGGTGATCATTGCCAATCTGATTAAAGCGGTACGGGAGGACATTTCTTTTCTTAACGACAGAAGTACTTTAGAAGAGATGTTGACTTTTGTACGGAGTGAATCCATGCGACCGGAAGCGGAAGCCGGCGCCCATGATGATTGCATTATGGCTTTGGCCATTGCGCTCTTTGCCCGATCCCAACAGCGCATGTATTTGGAAACGGCGTTGAACGATGTGGAATGGACCACTGATATGCTGGAAGATTACGAAAATGCGGGCAAAGAAGAACGTTTGATTTTGATGCAACGCTGGGGAAAACCAAAATATCAATAAAGGAGCAGATAACGGATGAAAAACGAGAAGAAAAAAGAACGGCGCAAATTGGAGCTTTGGCAGCAGCGTTTGGAAAAGAATCGGCTGGCTTATGACAGTATCGGTGTAAAGTTCGATGAGAGGGAAGCTCTTTTTAAAGGAAACAGGGATACAAACCCTTGTACCGACGGGGATAAGAAAAAAAATGCGTATCATGTTAGAAATATCGTTTCCGAATTAATTGAGTCCCAGGTTGATGCCAATATACCCGCTCCCAAAGTGACGCCGCGGCGAAAAGAAGATGAGAATCTGGCCAAAATCATTGAAGATATGCTCCGTGATGAACTGAATCGGATGAATTTTGAAACGATGAACGATATGATGGAACGTACCGTGCCAATTCAAGGCGGTTCCCTGTTCCTGCTGGAATGGGATAACAGTTTGAGGACACATACGACCGTTGGCGAACTTTCCGTATCAGTGATCCATCCCAAGCAGATCGTACCCCAGGATGGTATTTATACCTCAGTAGATGATATGGATTACATCATTTTGAAACTCCCTCAGACGAAAGAAATGATTCAGCGCCGTTATCAAGTGGATGTTTCCGGGGAAGAGGAGGAGGAGCCTCAGATCAAAGGCGCGGAAAATACCTCTCCTACTCAAGGAATGGTTACGCAATATATTGCTTATTACCGTAACGAGCAGGGCGGTATTGGTCTCTTTTCTTGGGTTAACGATACGGTGTTGGAAGATCTGACGGATTATCAGGCCCGGCGTTTACGCCGTTGCCGTCAGTGTGGTGCGACGGAACCCCTTTGTGGAGAAACACTGCCGTTCCCTTCAAAAGATGGCAGCCATCCTTTGCATGCGCGGGACGGTGTATTTTGGGAAGATGATTTCGATGGTCATACGGTGCAAGTTTCTCAGAACGAACCGAGGAGAAACAGCAAAAAGACGTGTCCATATTGTGGTGGTACGATTTTTGATGAGAAAAATGAAGAATATGAAGAAATTTGGTTTCCCAAACGTTCTGTTCATGGTGTTTTGATTCCCGGTGCTATGAAACAGGAGATGGATATCGGTCACAATGAAGAAGACGGCTGTCCGGCCAGTGATAGCGTTTATGCGCCAACGCGGATACCCTATTATAAACCAGACCTCTATCCCGTAATCCTCCAAAAGAGTGTTTCTGTTTTCGGGCAGCTTTTGGGTGATAGCGACGTTGATAAAATCACCGACCAACAAAATACATCCAATCGTTTGGCAACGAAAATCCTAGACAAGTTGTTGAAAGCGGGATCCTTTGCGACGCTTCCCGCTGACGCGACGATCCGCACCGATAATGAAGATATGAAATATATTCGCTTGGAAAACGCCGCCGATAAGGCGATGATTTCTGTTTTTGACATGGAAGGCAATGTCGACCAAGATTTGGTGATGTATAACCAAATTTATGAAGAAGCCCGCAATATCGTTGGCATTACCGATAGTTATCAGGGACGCAAAGATACCACGGCTACCAGCGGAAAAGCCAAGGAATTTGCCGCCGCCCAGTCCGCAGGCCGCCTCGAAAGTAAGCGTATTATGAAAAATGCAGCCTATGCCAGGCTTTTTGAAATGATGTTCAAGTTTAAGTTGGCCTATGCCGATGAACCGCGGATGGTCACGAGTCGCAATCTTAATGGGGATTTACAGTATGACGCCTTTGACCGCTATGACTTTTTAAAACAGGACGAGAACGGGGAATGGTACTGGAACGATCAGTTCCTTTTCTCCTGTGATACTTCTGCTTCCCTAGCTTCTAACAGGGAAGCCCTATGGCAGGAAACAAGGCTTAACTTGCAACAGGGTGCTTTTGGCGAGCCTACTGGCCTTGATACGCTGGTATTATTCTGGAATAAGATGGCCGAGCTGCATTATCCCTGCGCTGAAGAAACAAAACGGTACCTTCAGGAAAAACAGGAGGAACAAAAGAGGTTGGCGGAAATGCAAATTGGGCATTTACCGCAACAGGGGGCAGCGGTCCCTTCGGAACAGAAAACGTCCGCGGCAATTTGACATGCCGCGTTTTTAAATCAGCAATGAAAGGAGGTGAAATCATGGCGGAAAAGCAGAAAACAGCTTTGGGTTACAGTGGTAAAATCGGAAACGCAGGTTCCCAAAAGGTGGAAGCCCCGTTTGCCCAAAAATCCACGGCGAAAGGCACTGTGAAAAAAGGGGAGGATTTACGTAATCAGTAAATTTAGTTCCCTTTTCTCCTCAGGAAGAGAGGAAAAATCCCTAAAAACGAAATCAGGAGGCATTTATGGCAGAACCCGATTTTTCCGGCGTTTTTGAAACAGAAAACGCTAAGAGCGGTGAAACGGCGCAGGAACCCACCGCACCTGTAGAAGACGAAAAGAACGGCGCCACCGGCGGCGAAATGCCGGAGGGTGAAGAAGTACGGGAAGTCACCGATCCCGAAAAACAGCATACGAAAAATGAAAATACGAAAGATGTCCAGACCAAAGAAGAAAATGCGAAATACGCCGCCGCGCGGCGAAAGGCAGAGCGGGAGCGAGACCGTATGATCGAGAAAGTGAGGAATGAGACGAGAGTTGAGGCGGAAAAAGAAATGGATCAGCTGATTGCCGCTTCTCATATGGTCAATCCTTACACAAAGGCTCCAATTTGCTCGAAAGCGGACTTCCTCGCTTGGCAAAAAACATATGAAAAAGAGAGTACCGATTCGCTCAAAGGTAAATTACAGCAAGCGGGGATCGATGAAAGTGAAATAGAAAGATTCATTGAAAACCATCCCGCAGTGAAAGAGGCAAAATCTTCTTTGGAAAAATTGCGTGCTGATAAAGATAAGGCGGAAACAGACCGTATTAAAACTACGGTTGACCAGGAATTGGCTAAAATTAGGGAGTGGGACGGTTCTGTGAAAAACCTGACGGATATTACCAACGCCGAGAATTATGAAACCATTTATGAAAAAGTCAAGCGTGGATATACCCTTTCCGACGCTTTCTATTTGGCAAACCTTGATCATATGAATCGGCAGACCGTTTCAAAAGCAGAGCAATCTGTTTTAAATCATGTGTTGAGCAAAGAACATCTTGCCGGTACGAAAATGAGAGGTGTGGGTGATGTTTCCGTACCTCAGGAAGTGATGAGGGAATTTAAGCGGCTGATGCCCAATGCCAGTGCAGATGAAATTCGTCTTTTTTATCAAAAGGATCTGGCACATCTAAAAAAATGAAAACAAAACAGAGAGGAATGAATTATGGCTTTTCAACTATATAGCACTGATGACGGGCACGTGCCCGCCTGGGAATATTTACCCTGTGAAGCGATTACCCCCAAAGTGGGGTTATGCCTCGCCTTTGACACCGCCAGCGAACAGCTGGAAGTATCCGATACCCCGGAAT